TGCTGATATCACACGGCCATACAACACGACACACGACAAACCCTTGCCACATAAGGAAAGACAAGAGGGCAGACAACCCTTTTGTTTTTATTTTTTTTCTATTTTTTCTTGTGGTACCTGGAAAAGTCAAAATCCTGTAGCAAAAGGGGGAGGGGGTACCCGGAAGGACCCCCCGGGGGGAGTCTCTCTATGTACGTATATATACCTCCACACCTGATACCCCGAACCCCACCCCCTCTGATTAACTACAAAATTTTTGGAACTATTGGGGCACGAACCTGTGCTTTACTTGTAGCATGAGATACTAGACGAAAGGAGGTGCAGCATGGGCGATTTTAAGCCGAAGCTGACTCCCGCTCAGCGAAATGAGATCTTCGATGCGTACGTTCAGATTGAGACAGCCTCGGAGCGGTGGGGCTTTGAGACGCGCATGGCGGAGAAGTATGGCGTGCATCGCTGCACGATCCACCGAATCACGCATGATCCGAAGCGCGTGAAGAAGTATCTGGATGATCTGAACCATGTGCGCGACATTGCGATGGCCAGAATGATGGAGGCACAGACCGACGCGGTGAATACGCAGATCGGCCTGATGAACGACAAGAGTCTGCCGCAGAATCTGTGGTACCTGAGGCAGAACGCAGCCGTCGACATCATGAACAGAACCGGCCTGAAGGACAAGTCCAGCGAAGACCCGGAGATCCGCATCACGTTTGGCGCGGAGAACGGCACTGGTCTGGCGGCTGGTATGCCGCCTTCGGATGATGATGAAGACGAATGATCATCAATTTTGATTACAAGCCGACCAAGAAGCAGGAGATGTTCCACGAGACTGTGGCGCATGAGGTGCTCTATGGCGGCGCGGCGGGCGGCGGTAAGAGCTACGCGATCTGCTGGGACGCGCTCAACCGCTGCCTGATGTATAAGAGAACGCATGCGTACCTGTTCCGCCGGACATACCCCGAGCTGGAGCAGACGCTGATTCAGACGATGCTGTCGATTATTCCGCCGAGCCTTGGCAAGTACAGGGCAAGCTCTCACGAGTACTGGCTGAAGAACGGCAGCGTTATTCATTTCTGCTATCTCGACAACGAAGGTAAGGGTTTGCTGCGCTATCAGGGCGCAGAGATCCATTGGCTGTACTTTGACGAGCTGACGCATTTCACGCAGCCGATGTACGAGTACCTGCGTACCCGACTGCGCGCGAACAAGAAGCTGGGGATTGTGCCATGCGTACGGTGCGCTAGCAACCCTGGCGGGCCGGGTCACAGCTGGGTGAAAGCATACTTCGTGGATAAGACTGACGTGGGCAAGAAGACATACACCCGCGAGGTCACGATCAAGCGAGACGGGAAGGAGCGAACTGCGCGCCGGGTGATCCAGTACATCCCGGCCACCGTGCGTGATAACCCGCACATCTCGTTTGATTACGAGGTCGAGCTTCAGGAGAAGCCGCCGAAGCTGCGCGACGCGCTGCTCTACGGCAACTGGGATGCCTTCAGCGGGCAGGCGTTCCCCGAATTCATCGATGATCCCGCTCACTATACAGATGGCAAGTGGACGCACGTCATCCCCAAATTCGATATACCATGGAACTGGACGCGCGAGGTCAGCTTCGAACACGGTTATTCGCGTCCTTTTTCTTTCGGCGTTTGGGCTGTCGATCCAGAGGGGCGCGCGTACCGCTACAAGGAGCTCTACGGCTGCAAGCCGGGTGAACCGAACACTGGCGTGATGAAGACACCGGGTGAGATCGCGGAGATGCTGGCCGACCTGATGGAGCCGGAGTTCCGCGAGGGCATCCACGTCACAGGCGTGGCCGACCCGGCGATCTGGGATCGCAGCCGGGGCTATAGCGTCGAGGAGCAGATCCGCAAGGTGTTCGACGGCGTGGCGTTCCAGAAGGGCGACAACACGCGCCTGCCGGGTAAGATGCAGCTGCACGAGCGCCTCAAGTTCGATGAGGACGGCAGACCGATGCTTTACGTCTTCCCGAACTGCACGGAGTTCCTGCGTACGATCCCGGCGCTGGCCTACGACGACAAGCACGTCGAGGACATTGACACGGATGGCGAGGATCACATCTACGACGAAACGAGGTACTTCCTGATGTCGCGGCCCATTGCGCCGCGTCCTGCGGTCGAGGTACCCAAGCGGATTCCGCATCCGCTGGATTAAGGAGAAGGAATGGCAACCAAGAAAATGAGACCGGGCGACGTTCGGTTTGACCCGCGCAATCGTCTGCTCACAGGGCAGCAGCCTCTGCCGGACGGCGGCGTCGAGCTGGTGCGGCGTGCGTATCAGCTCTATGAGTTCTTCCGCCAGAAGCTGGAGGCAGAGCACATCGAGATGCACCGCGCGCGGGCGATGCGCCAGCTCATGCAGGATGAGAAGAGCAAGACGGCTCCGGCAAGCAACACGCTCAACTCCTGTATTGACAACGTGATCGCGGACCAGATCGACAACATGCCCGAGGCGAAGATGGTGCCTGAGCGGGAGGAGACAGCGAACAGCGCCGAGGAGATGAGCGACATCGTCGCCTATGCGCTGTACCACGCTGAGTGGCCGGACGTGTATCAGCAGCTCATGGAAGATGCGGTCGTCACGGGCACGGGTGTGGCGCAGACCTTCTGGGATGAGGATCTGGAGGATGGCGAGGGCATGGTCAACGTGCTCGCGTGGCACCCCGAGGACTTCTACCCGGACCCGATGTACGAGAACATTCAGGATGGCCGTGGCTGCTTTAAGGTCACCCGCACGACTGTGGCGTGGGTGAATGAGCACTACCCGCATGCGGAGGGCTACGTGAAGGGTGACGATACCGCCCGACCGGAGGATCGTGCGGATCCGATGTACGAAGCGCCGGAGGGCGATGAGCCGACCACGCTGCTGGAATTCTGGTACAAGCGTTACGATGCCAAGGCCCGCCGGTATCGTGTCCACATGGCGCAGATGGCGGGTCAGGCGCTGCTCTACTCTACGGAGCTGGGCTATGGCGGTGCGAAGAAGAGCGATTACGTCGAGGGTGTGTACGCCCACGGACAGTATCCGTTCGTTCTGTTCCGCTATCGTAAGGTGTTCCGCCGTCCGTTCGGCACGGGTCTGATCCACGACTACCGCGAGACGCAGAACGCGATCGACCGTTACGCCAAGTACATCGACGACAACGCCCGTGAGTCGAGCGTTCAGCGCCATTTCATTCGGCGCGGCGCAGGTATCTCCGCCGAAGATGTGGCGGATCTGAACAAGACGGTGATCGAGTGGGACGGCAGCGACATCCGTGAGGTGCTTCAGACGGTGCAGGCAGCACCGCTGAACAGCCAGGTCTACCAGATCATGAGCTACCACGTCGACTGCATGAAGCAGGACTGCGGGCAGAACCAGTTCACCCGTGGCGAGGGTGGCATGGGCGTTACGGCGGCGACGGCGATTCAGGCGCTGCAGGAGGCTGGCGGCAAGATTACCCGCTGGCATACCGAGCAGTTCAAGTCTTCATTCCGCGCGGTGGTCGTTCAGATCATGTGGATCATGTCCGAGTACATGGAGCGCGATCGCAAGCTGATGATCGTCGGCGGCTGGGACTCCACGGGCAATATGGAAAAACGGGTCGTGCAGCTGAATGCCCCGTCCACGGAAGGCGACGCGATGAAGCGTCCGGCCTACAGTGTGCGTGTGCAGGTGCAGCGCAACAACCCGCTTCAGATTCAGGCGGACAATGAGTTCCTCCAGCAGGTGGCGCAGGTCTGTGCTCAGTATGGCCAGCCGCTGCCGCCGGAGATGGTGGTACGCATGATGGAAGGCTACCGCACCAAGAGCTCCGTGCTCAAGATGGTGGAGGAGAACAGCCAGACCAAGGCATACATCACCCAGCTTGAAGAGCAGCTCAAGATGACACAGGCGCAGCTTGCCGCACAGAAGAAGGCCAATGCCGGGTACAAGCAGATGGCCCAGACGTCTGGCGGCGGAGCGGTGATGGCCGCACAGCAGGAGCAGCCGACTGTGAACTACAAGAAGCTGCTGACTTCTGGCAAAGAAGCAGAGATCGGCGAAGAGCCGGTTGCTTAATAAAGACGACGCCCAGGGGGCGAAGGGGTAAACATGAACGAGTTTGATACTTCGGTCGCCATGGATCAGTCCATGGAAATGCCTGCGGACGACGCGCAGGCTGCGGAGACCATCTCCGCTGAGGCGCTGGCTGCTGAACTGATGAACGGCAAGAGTGCGGGAGAAACGGCTGTAGATACTGGTGACGGCGACCAGCCCGCGCAGGAGACGGTCCCGGCGAAGAACAACCAGCAGGCGGACAACAAGCGCGGCGATCAGATCCGTGCTGCCCTTAGGCAGCAGCGTAAGACGATTTTCGAGACCGAGCTTGGCGAGAGCGAGGAGACCGTGCGCGAGCTGATCAGGGCGCACCGTGCTGCGAAGCTCGTCAAGGACGATCCCGACATCACGCCCAAGGCGGCGATGAAGATTGTTGAGGCGCAGGAGAAGGCGCGGCAGCCCAAGGCCGACAAGGGTCTTGAGGAAATGACCGCAGCGGTGCAGACGCTCATCGATGACGGCTGGACTGCTGAGGAGCTGCAGGCGTTTGTGGCCGACGAAGAGGCGCAGGCCGACATGGCCAGCGGCAAGTCCATCCGTCAGGCGGCGAGGGCGTTTGAGAAACGTCAGGCTGCGCCCGTGAAAACCAAGAAGCAGAGTGTGCCGACGTTCCGTACTCCGGCTACGAGCGGCGCAAAAACCCATAACCTGATTGCTGATATGAGCGACGCTGACTTTGCGGCGTTCTCTGATCGCGCTTATCAGGCGCTCATGGAGGGCAAGAAGGTAACCTTCGATTGATAAAGGAGGGCCTTGATTATGGCTTACAATGAGAATCTGAATACCAACAAGACTACCAGCTCCGGCCTTACGCCGGGTATGCAGACCTACTACAACCGCGAGCTCCTGCGCACCTTTGAGCCGGAGCTGGTGCATCTCCAGTTCGGCGATGAGCATCGCATGCCGGAGAACAACGGTCTGGTTATGAACATGCGCAAGATCATCCCGCTGGGCACCAACACCACTCCGCTGACTGAGGGTCAGCCGGGTGATGGCGTCAGCCTGTCCGAGACCGAGGTCACTGTCCGACTGGAGCAGTACGGCGAGTATGCCCGCTGCACCGATAAGCTGGACATGAGCCATCTGGACATGAACATCCTGCGCAAGACCAAGCTCTTCGGCGACGCTGGTGCGCGCAGCATCGACGCTGTTGTCCGTGATGAGCTGGCCACCTGTGCCAACGTCATCTATGCTGGCGGCAAGACCAGCCGCGCCGCGCTGACCGCTGCTGACAAGCTGTCCAGCGTTGAGCTGCGCAAGGCTGTGCGTACCCTGAAGAAGGCGAAGGCCCAGACCTTCGGCGGCTACTACATCGCCATCGTTGGCCCGGATACCTACTACGACCTGCAGGATGACGAGGCCTTCGTTGCCGTGTCCCGCTATCAGGACAAGGAGGCGGTCTACACCGGCGAGATCGGCCGCATCTTCGGCTGCCGTATCGTTGAGACCACCGAGGCGAAGATCTTCGAGGGCGCTGGCGCGGATGGCATCGACGTTGCCTCCGTCATCGTTCTCGGCCAGTTCGCCTACGGCTACACCAGCTTCAAGGGTGCCAAGCCGCGTGTCGTCGTCAAGCCGGCGGGCAGCGCGGGCACCGCTGATCCGCTCGAGCAGATCAGCACCGTGGGCTGGAAGATGGATGGCTTCGGCGTGAAGATGCTTCAGCCGGAGTACGCGGTCCGCATTGAGTGCGGCTTCACCGCGTAAGCAGACACATACATGATCCGGGGCGGCTAACCGCCCCGGATTTATTTGGATTAAGGAGGAATAACTCACATGGCTATTAAGACCAATACGACTCAGACCATCAACCGCACCAGCTCTGTTCTGGGCACGGCTTGCGAGTACACTCAGAAGAACCTGAAGGCCCTGTGCAAGAAGGCTGGCTGCGCCGACGACGAGAAGATCATGACCGTCGCCATCCCGAATATCCCGGGCGAAAAGGATGATGTGCTCTTTGCTGGCCTGAACGGTGTCAACTTCTACTTCATGCGCGGCGAGAGCGTGAAGATGCCGGAGTGTGTTTTCACGCAGCTGAAGAACTGCGGACAGCTGTAAGGAGGAATCTTCATGAAGCTGGCACAGATCGTCAAGTTGGCTCTGCTCCAGCTTGATGAAGATCTCGAAGATGCCGTCGAGTATGACGAGCTCTTCAAAATGTACGCCAATCAGGGCTACTCGATCGCGTTCAGAGATTATTACAAGCCCCGCATCTTCCTGACTGTGACGAGCGATGACGAGGGCAGGATCGATCGCTGTGCTCTGGGCGAGGGCAAGATCATCGAGATCCGCGATGAGTTCAAGCGAGCTGTGAACTTTGGGCTCTCGCCGGACGGCAGATGCATCATGGTCGGCAGGGGCGATGCGGACTACACCTGCTTCGTGGAGGATACGCCATACCCGCTGAAGGATGACGACGAACCGAGGATCCCGGAGGAGGCGCACCCGGCGCTGGTCGACTACGTCTGCTACCGTCACCTTATGAACGGTAACATGGCCAAGCAGCAGCGCGGCCAGATGTACTATCAGGAGTTCATCAGAGGTATGCGCAGGATTGTACCGCAGGGCGCGGGCAGCGTGACGCACATGAAGAACCTGTACGCGGCAACGGATATCAGGAACGGACGGTGGTAAAGCGTGGCGATTAAGGACAGCTCCTACGAAGGGAGCTTCATGATCCCAACGCCAAAGGGCGTCTATCAGGCGGCTGGCGACACCAACGTCGGAACTGATTACGCATACAAGGCGGAGAACATGCGCACGGAGCGCGGTCTGCTGGCTACCAGCTACGGCACCAGTCGCGCCTTCCCGGCTCTTGGCCACGCGATCGAAACGCTTACCCGTTTCTACAGGCGCAACCGCCCGGACGATCCCGATGTATTTGTGGCCGGCGCGAACGGCGGCATCTACACCTACACCTTCGGCACGGAGGGCTG